TCCTTGCCCATGCCCTTCCCTGCCCTTCTTAGAAGCTTGATTTGCTAAATTAAAACCATATTTAGTAATTGCTTTGTTAAAAGCTTGTTCTTTAATTTCTTTGGACTTACCTGATTGTTTTTCCATCAAGTCTTGAAGCCCCTTGAGATCCTCTTTGCTCTCAGCTTGCAACTCTCCACGCACTTTACGGTACATATCCATAAAGTCTTCTTTAGGCACGCCCTGCTTTTCAGCCATTTCTGTTACGGCTTTATCTATGGTTGGGCTAAGTTTTTTTTGCTTTGGCGCAGGTCTTTCTTCCGGCGCATCTTTTGCGATAAATGCGGGGGTAGATCGTGCGCCAGCACCTTTTGGTTGGGGACGGTTGGCTATGGTGGGAGCAGGCGCTCTACCTGATTCCCGCATAACTCGGTTGTATTCAGAATTAGGATCGTTTTTTCTAGCAGTGTCCCCAGTAAAATCTTGAATTAATTCAAAAAGTGACTTTGATTTACCAGCTTGTTGTAACGCCGCTTCAACGCCTAAATCTTCACTGGTTTGTGGTACTAGCCCACGATCAGCAAACGCAACAATACCGCCACCAGCCATCATTGCTTCTTGTCGATCTTCTGGGATTTGGTCAAACGCGCTTCCAAGACCATTACTTAAAGAAGCCGACTGCGCTTGTATTGCGTTTAGTTCGGCAATACGTTCATCAATAGCATTTACCGTATCAATATCACGGCGGGCAAGCGCGGCTTGCTTGGCTTTCTGTAAGCCCTCCATGCTATACATATCTTCAATAATGCTGTCTTTGTTGGCTTGGCTTGTTACCCCGCCGCCTGCGTAATCATGCACCATGCCGCCATCGGCCTTCATTAGCTGGCTTATCCCATAAGCACCCATGCCAAGGCCGCCAAGTTGCCCCAACATACTTCCGGGCGCTTCGTATATGCTTTTTGATGATTGCTGGCCCAGTGGTAAGCCACGGATCATGTCGGACATAAAGCCCAACTGTTTATATGGATAGTTCTGTTGATTTTGGAAATCTTGATAATCCTGATCCAAATAGCGCTGGGCTTGTTGTTGCATCTGCCCGCCGTATGCGCTTTGCAACTTGTTAATGTCCATGCCCTGTTGGAACTGTTGACCACCCAACTGACCAAGTTGACCCGCTGCTTGCAAGCCAGTCTGCAAGCCCTGCAAACCTAAACCAGCGCCAAACTGACGAGATTGCTCCCCCAATTGTTGGTCTTGCATACGTAAACCAGCACCATATTGACGTGATTGCTCGCCCATTTGTTGCGCCTGCATACGACGGGCTTGGTCGGCATTAAATTGAGCTTGCGCCTGTTGAAACGCAGCATTTGATCCTTGAGCCTGAATGTCACTCATTTGTTGACCAAGATTACGCTCACGCTCTGCTCGCATGATGGCATCGCGACCGCCGCCAAAAGCACCGGCTTGGGTAGCTTGGCCTTGTTGTTGCGTGCCTTGAATTGCGGACTGCCTAGCGGCTTCACGTTTACCAATATCAGTAACACTTTGCTGATACGGATTCATGTAAAAATCGGCTGCCCCCTGACCAAACATACCACCAGAGAATCTTCCAGATTGAAAGCCAGAGCCAGCAGAGAATTCTCCGGGTCTATAGTTAGTACCTAAAGCACCCATACCTGCGGCACTGGCTAAGTCAGTGGCGGTTCCCAGTTGTTGGGACGGCTGCATGTTGTTAGCGGCTTGCATTGAGCGCTGTTGCATTGGGCTAAACCCAGCAATGCGTTGTCCGGTATATTGTTGGTAAGGGTTTTGATTGATGTCGGTAAGAGCCGCGCCTTTAGCAAGCGTATCTTTTGCGTACCCGCGCGCCCATTCAGGCAACTCTGTTATTTGCGTTTGTTTATCTGAGGGCGCTGCTGGCGCTGATGATTCGCACATATTTAACCCTTAAAATTTATAAATCATTTGTGTTGCCGCTTCTTTAAAGCCCATTCGACCCCAAAGTTTTGCCACTCGCAAATCAGTCATTGCCGATACATGCAATCGTTTTACACCACGGCGCTTTAACTCTTCCAGAACCGCACGAACTAATTTTTTACCGATTCCATTCCGATGTTCTTCGGTTACAAAAATCGTATCTTCTTTCGAGATCAAGTCAAAATTGTGCATGTCATTAGTCAAATACACATTGCAATACCCACATGCAATTCCACTATGTCTAAGCACAAAAGTCAATAAACCGCCCACGTCACATGCTTTACCGTATTCATCCAGTCTTGGATTGTACGGAGAATAGTCAAAACCCTGAGCATTTAAGCGGTTTGCCATTTCAGAATAGTGCTGTCGGTATAAGGGCTCAAGCTCCAAATACGTGTCAGTGAACTTTTCTAGGGTAATTACATAACTCATGCTGGCAAATATTTTTCAGAGCGACTGTTCTTTGCCACCTTGCCCTTGCCAACAGTCTTGCCACGAGCTTTTTGAATTCTGTCCATCATTGCGTACAGCTTACGTGCGCCAGCTTCGGTCGAGCCGTTGCCCAACTCAGAAACAATACGTGCAGGCACAACGAACTCACCGTCGGCTAAACGTGCAGGCTGCCTCTTGCCGATCATCGCAGGGATAGAGTCAGACACACCGTCACCGGGGCCACGGAGCAGTCTGCCGCCGTCTGAGTAGTCGCCAAGGTGAGAAATGCCGCCGCTGGCAAATGTTCTAAAGTTTTGGCCCATACCGCCCATGCCATACCCTTTTTTCTCACCATAAATCTTTTCGCCCGTCGCTGTGTAACCAATTACGGGGCGTCTATCAATGTCAAAAGCATCCGCCGCTGGATCAGCTGGGTTGGTTGCCGCAAAATTTGGGTTTTTAGTATATGTTTGCTTAGCGGGGTCATATATAAATTCGGAGCTGGGGTTCTGCCCCGCGCCAAATAAGCCCGGTCTATTTCTTTCGCTTTCAGAAAGGTTTGAATAGTCAAAAGGGTTTTCTGAAAGACCAAGACTGCTGATAAATCCGTCGCCTGTCGTTGTTGGCGTAGCGGGCGCTTGTAATTGCCGTGGCTCGCCACGCGTTTGTCTTAGATACTGCCCATACTCATGCGCCAAAGGGCCGCCCGTGCTTTCTGCTAGTTTTCTGTTTGCCGCTAGTTCAGGGATTGTTGCGTGTTTAAAACGAGCAACCTCGCTGGCATCGACGTCAGAACCAAAATGTTTATTCCAGAAATCTAAGCCACCCTTTTCAGGAGTGCGACCTAAGTATGTCGAGTACAACTCTTCAACTGTAGTGGGCACAGGGGCATTTGCGGCAGGAGCGCCACCCGTTGCAGGAGTAGATGCATATTGAGGGGTTTGTGGTTGAGCCGCACGTTGCGCTTGCATCTGTTTAAACATCTGCAATGCTGGGGTTTCATCAGAAGGTTGCTTCCCTTCGTTTGTGAATCGGGGCATGGGGAAGGGCTCTGTTGCTGGCTGTGCATTAGATTGCGCCACGCCACCATCTGCGTAGCCATAGATTGATTTGGCTTGCTCAGGTGTAAGTTTTGTGTATGAAGGCGAAAAGTAGCGCTGCTCCCGACCATAAATATCAGGAGCTGGGAACGGCGTAGTGGTGGGAGATGATGTGTTAGCCAGCGGATCTTGTCCCGGCTGGACTTGTCGCTGACCGCCCGCTGGATTCATGGAGAACCCATAGCGTTGACCCATATCTGTATCAGCTTTCTCTTCTTCAAGCGTTTTGGGTTTGATTGCCTCGGAAGCTGTTGGCGCAAAGGCGGAGCCTGCAGTCTTAAGTAAGCTCATGGGTGAATCAGAAATCTTATCAAATACATTACCAAATCCACCGGGAGCGGTTAAAGTCTCAAAGTTTCTCCCCATCTTATCCATAAAGCCAAGATCTTTGTAGGCTCCCTCCGCTCCGGCACGAGCAGTAGCCATAGCATCCATTTGGCCTTTAGTTAAATCTTGGGCTTGTTTTAAATAATCAGCCTCTGCAAAACCAGATCTAAGACCACTTGTGGGGTCGTAAAATTTATTTGCCAACTCCATCTGTTGTGTTTGCGCAAGCTTTTGCGCTTCAGCAATTCCGGGAGCAGCATCTACGGCAGCCGAGGCTAAACCCTCACCTATTCCCGCGCCACCGTAAGCGCCCAAACCTGCCATTAAACCTTTTCCTAAACTGCCAGTCATGGCAAAACCTAATGCGCCAGCAGCCAAACCAGCCTGCGCCGCCGACAAACCAAAACCAGCCGGGCCAAGTGCAAAGCCAGCCACCATAGGCAGGATAGACGAAAGGAAGCCAGCTTCGGGCAAACCCGTCTGTGGGTTAATAGACAGTTGACCGCCATGCGCCATCGCCAAGTCATTAAGGCTTTTAACCTCACGGGGCGACATGTGCACAAGCGTGGAATCGCCACCACGGCCTTGTGATGAAAGGTGTTGGGCTGCAAGCTGTAGGCTCATTTTTGCCTCTTTATATGGGGATGGTTGATATTATCATGGGGCTACCTTTAACACAAACGTTGTTGTGTCGTAGTAAACATCCCCAGTCTTAAGACTGCCCGCTGCTTGGTCAACCTGTGTTGGAAGACTAATCCGTAAGGTTCCGGGAGTCGTTGGGTCTGGCTGGCTAAAGCTGAGTGCAGTAACAATCTTGTTGTTTACAATTTCAGTGGAGGCAAGAATAGAGCCGGGGTTGTCTAGCTGGTTAAAGTACAGACGTATAGAGCCAAGCAACGCCTCCATGTACTGCGGATCGTATTCATCCGGTGGGTTGGCTAAACGCGGTGCGCGAAATAGGGGGTTGCTCATTTTTACCTTCTTCCGTCTGGACGCACATCAATGGATGGCACGCCAAGCTGCCACCGCACGCCAAGCCCATCAGAACTAACTTTAAACGCCATTTGCCTGCCACGAACCCGTGTGTAGATGATCTGTGTAAACTGCTGCACGTTGTAGTTTTGCTGACCCTGATAGTTCTGGGTGCTTGTCACTGCGGGAGTTAGGGCTGTGCTGTAGTTTGCGCCGGGGTTTTGTCGTGGTCGCGTGGTGAAGGTAACCGACGGATTATTAACATACGAGCCATCAAACGTAATATCTGGGACTATCCTCCAAACAAAACCGTAGTTATGCCCGTCACCAATATTAAAGTCAGCGGATTGTATATACGAACTGATTGGCAGGGGCGGGTTGGTCGTACCGTCGTCTACCCCAACTTCATGGTACACAATCTGGTTAGTGTAGGTTGCCGCCAAAGGTTGAATTCGTAGTGGACTGTCCAACCATGCAGTACGAGCCAAATTTCCATAAGACCAAACTTTTTCAAGATAGTTGTATATAACATACCTATCAACCGTCGTGGAGTCTGCGGAACAGTAGTACCACCAGACCTCATTGTATCCCTCGTTAGTCCCAGCAAAAACCTGAAACGCTTGAGATAAATTAATGTTGCCGTAAATATATTGACGAAGAGGGCAATACAGCGTTTCTACCCGACCAGAGTATGAGTAGAACTTGTCTACGCCCATCCAGTAAACGACGTTACTTGCCGTTGCCGTTGCGTTAGGGCTGATAATGGACAAGTTGTCCGCAAGCAATTGGAACCCCCACACATACGGTGGGCCAAGATACTGCATGGAATAAATAGCAGCGTCCGTCCAGACCAAAATCTCTTGCCTAGCCTGCAAAGCGGAAATAATCTGGGAACCGTGACTTAATGTGTAGCTGCCTGCTTGGTTGGTAACAGCGGGTGTCCATTGCGTAAAGTCTTCTTGGTCTGACCAGCGCACCAACATAGGGTTCTGTACGGCGGAGCCGTAGTCGTTCACACCAAAGGCAAGCACAAAACGTGAAGCGTCCGACACCGTGACATAGTTACAAATGTCTGGGGTATCTCCGGTAGTGAGCAAGGATCCACGATCATAAATGTTTGGATTGGCGTTGACTTGCCAGTAATATAGGCCGCCGCCACGGGGGTTAAAGATCAAATCTTCGCCGTAGTTAGACTGACTCCAAAGGCGAAGCTGTGTACCAATACCGATACCGGAAGGAGCAGGGGAGCCCCAACCTGTGCTTGCGAAGCCAGTAGTTATACCGCCCCAACCGCCAGCGCCCCAGCCCACATTGCCCGTGTAAACCTCAGAGCCGGTTGTAATTTGATACTTGCCTACGGTAGACGCGCCGCCATTGCCGACATCCGAAGCGTTTGCCGCAACAGAGGAAGTAATTCTGTAACTATTATTGCTGATAACCGATGTTACTCGGTACTCTCTATTAAGTACGGCGGCTGTAATTGCCCCGCCAAGACTGACTGCGCCACTGTAGGTAACAAAGTCCCCAGCCTGCGCTCCGTGCGCGGTATCGGCAACCGTCAAAGTGGTTGAGCCGTTTGTGGCTGCAAAAGTTACGTCACCAGCAGCGGTGGTGAGTCGAATAGGTGTGATGTCGTGGAACGTACCGCCGGTATCACTCTGAATATAAAACTTGAGATTGGTTCCAACGCCCAGCAAATTGTAGCTAGACAGCGTAATCCAGTTCCACAAAGACCGCGCAACACCCCAGTAGGAGCCCACAGGTGGGGCTAGTACAGCATTAGATGTGCCAGTGTCCGCAACCCAGCCGCCAATCTTTTCTGGAAAGCCCGAACGGAAGCGAACCTTATCCATTTCAAAGTACGTACCCTCGTTAGCGAGCGTAGTTGACTCCCGGTTTACACCGGGGCGAAACTGGAGTTTTTGTAGTGGCATAGTTTATTGAGATTCAAGCGCGGTAATACGTGCTGCTTGTGCATCAACCAGTGCTTTAAGCTCTTGAATTGCTGCGGTCAATGTGGCAACTAAATAGCGGGGGTCAACACCTTGAGGCTTAATAGCTCCGTCTTCATTGACAGCATCTTTTTCGCCGCTGACACACTGTGGAACTACCTCCTGCAATTCATGGGCTATAAAGCCTTGACTCTCTGCGTCGTTATTTTTCCATTTAAATGTGCAGGGCTTAAGTAGTGCTACTTTTTCCAACGCGCCAGTCATCGGCGCAATTGAGTGCTTCAGGCGATAATCTGAGAGATTGTTAAATGTGACTTCGTTTATAGCTGGTCTCATAAAAATAGACCCTAATGGAGTACCAGAAGCATTTAAAAAAATCATGCAATTAGTCTCGTCTGACGTTGACGTTTTCATCACAAAGCCCGACTGTAACGACCCGTTAAACAAGAGATTGCCTTTTGCGCCGTATCCAACGCCAAGTGAGCCAGCCGTATTTACAAACAACTCGTTCATAAACATAGCACTACCACCGCTGCTTATATTGCCAGTAGTAGTTAAATTACCTGCAATCGTTTGACCACCAGCAGTGGTGACAATGCCAGCACCCGCCAAAGAAGACGAGCCTGTACCGCCGTTAGCTACAGCCAATGTGCCTACTACGCTACCCAAATTTACGTTTGTCAATGTTCCGCCAAGCGTCAAATTACCAGAAGTGGTAACCGTGCCAGTTAACGTAAGTCCGTTGACACTGCCCGCTCCACTAACGCTAGTCACTGTGCCTGAGCCGGGAGAAGGCAAGCTAAGAGTACTAAAATTGGTTGCGTTAGAAAAAACCATTGTTTTGTTGCCTGCGGCTATTGCGACCCCTGTGCCTGCTGCGGTTGTATTACCTAGCACCGTAGAGTTATAAATCGTCGCTGTGTAGGCGGTATTGTTATAAATGATATAAGTCTTCTCCTGCGGCGGAGCATAGACGGCAAAATTGGCTGTAGTTGTGGTGGTCAGTTCAATGACGGCATTTCGAGATTCGTCGGCAGCACCGTCCAGCGCAGTAAAGGCTTGGTTTGCCGAAGTGACGGACACAGTTGTATACCCAGCAATGGCTTGATCGAGCAGTGTGCCAAGATTGGTGTTGGTTGTGGTGTTCCACGTACCGGCTTGTTCGCCGGGGCCAATCAGTTCAAGTCGCAGTGAGGGGGAGTAGGTACTTGGCATGGGTGTCCTTTAGTTCAGTGTATTTTTAACCGACGTTGCGTTCAAAGTGAGGGCAATCCACCAAAGATTTGAAGTTGCCACCCCAACGGTTTTTGGGGTGCAAAGTTTCCCAATAAGCACCTAATGGCGCAAGGATGCCCTTGTCCCAGATTATCTTCCCGTCTTTAAAGAAGTTCAGGTCTACGGCACAGCGCTTCAGATGGATGGAATTCATGGTCTTGGAACGCCCCGTCTTAAAGTAAATGGCTTGCTGTTCGGGCGTACGGGCAAGTTCCCCGCCGGTCACCACGAATCCTTGGTCTGTAGCATATTGGATTAGCTTACACATGTCCAGCAAAAATGCAGCTTGTTCGGTACTTAAACTCATTTTTTGGCTTTCATATCAGCTAGTTTTTCAATCGTGCGCCCACCAAAGTATGCGCCCATTATCAGCATCCCCCAGTTACCCAGCAAGGTGACGTAGGACTCATTGGCGTTGTATCCATAGGCAGACATCATGGCAAACAAGAAATAGCCTAGAAAAATGGCAATCAGGCTCATGGGGCGAATGTTCTTGGACAGCCAAGAATCACTGTTCATGTCCGACTGCCAGCGGTCTGTGACGTTGTCGTCTTCATTCTGCGCGGCTTTGGCAAACAGTTCCAGCTCGGCTAACTCCATTTTAGCCTTTTCAATACCTAACTCAAGTAGGCGCTCCTCATGCTCAAACTGAAGCTGGCGCAGGTTGCTGACATCTTCTGCGGTTGGGTTGTCGGGTATCGTTACACCCAAAGTTTTTTCAACAACTTCCTTGCCCTTGGCTTGGATAGCGCTTGACAGCAGGGTAAGGCCGTTTTGAGCTAGGCTACCTAGAAGGGATGCGACTATTGGAATCATCTCGTTTTTCCTTTTCAATTTCTCTGCGTAACTTTTCCATCTTTTCAATCTGCACTTTGGCATCATGCTTGGCTTCAAGGACATCTAAATACAATATACCTAATAAGGGTAGGAGCATACCCACAAGCACACAAGCGGCAATCCATCCCACAACTATCTCCCAATCCTGTGCAAGAGGCCGAGGAGCAACCACATATATAGGAGGAATAGGATAGTCGCCAGCAGGTATGCCTGCCTTTCCCTTAGAAGCCGCTCCTCTTCCTTGCGTTGCCATGATTCATCATCTCGTTTCTTTCTTGCCTTGTCCTGCTCTACCTTAATGACATCTCGCATTTCAAACACTTTGGAATACAAGGCCCCCATCTCTTTAGGAGCGCCGTACACCATCGCCTCTCTTATCTCCGTCTCCAAGAGCGCCATCTGGTCTTGAGCCATTACCCGCTTCAAGGCGGCTTCCATCAGGTTAGCGTCGGGGTTGTAGACGTTTTTGCTCTTCTCTTCCTCTTCCCTTATGTGCTCGGCAAGCTGCTCTTGTAGCTTAAAGAAAGTCGAAAGCTGAGTAACAATGTCTGCCATGACTTGGGTTTCGTCAACGGCAACGTAGGTTTCCTTCTTTTTCGCCACAGGCTTGGGGCTTGCATCGGGCGCTGTTCCGAAGAGCTTTGCCCAGAATCCTCTGACTGCTTTGACATCTGAGGTGACTTCATCAACAGTCTTCTTGATTTCCATGAAAGACGCTTTGGCGTCTTTGTAAAGCTTACACCCTTGCTTGATAGCGGCAACGCAAGCGTTAGCGGCAAAGAGGATGCTGAGAGGGTCCACATTATTTCTTCACCATCTTTTCGCGCTCTTCAAGCAGTCTGACTTTGACCTGCAACTCGTTGATGTGGTTCATCAACTGTTCTTTCATTATGGCTCTTCTATCCGCAGAAATAGGACTGTCTGTTGGGATACCCTCTTTGGTAATCAAGGCTGGCATAGCCCCTTCAATTCGCGTCAAGCGCGTAGAGAAGTCATTGACCTGACCCAATAGCCAAGCCAACGATGCCACGATGATGGGTATTACCGCCTTGAGTACGTCTGCCCAGTTCATAGGTACCTTTTACGCCAGTGCTTGAATTTGTGCTGCGATTGCGTCCAGTTGAGCCATCAACTCTTCTTTTGTTGGTGCTGGTGGCATAACAACTTCTGGCTTTGGTCGGTTGTCTACAAATTGCCCGTTTACATATGACCAACCAATTCCGCCTTCTGTTGCCTCAACAAGATTTGGCATAAAGTCAAGTGAATCAACTACGATGGTGTTGACTACTACGCCGTTTTCAATGATGTGCGCTTGCATGACTGCTCCTTAATATTCAAAAATTACAATACCGTTTGCACCTGCCGCACCATTGCTAAATCTGCCACCGCCACCGCCACCGCCATAATTGCCACCGGTTTCTGGGCCAGCCGCTGCACTACCACCACGACCACCACCGCCATAAATAGAACTACCACCTACGCCGCCAAATCTAGAAGAGTCGGAGAAAAAGCCACCAGAACCGCCTGTAATATTTAAAGTTGCACCACTAGAAGTTCCACCTGAACCGCCATTGCCACTCGCCGCCGCCCCAGAGCCACCGCCACCGCCAACAGCGGTAATAGTTGTAATAGTTTGCGTCCCAGACTGTATTGAAGAGTTTCCACCAGCATCAGCACTTCCTGCGCCAGTACCCGCAATACCGCCAGCGCCAATGGTGACTGAAATTGTGTTTCCAGCTGTCAATGAAGTTAAATAAGAAATTCCAGCCCCGCCACCGCCGCCAGCAGACGCCACACCAGCCGTTGCACCGCCGCCACCACCACCTGCACCAATAACTGTAACTTTTACGGTTGTTTTTCCAGACGGGATGGTAAATGTGCCTGATGATGTAAACAATTGCATGGTGCTAAAACCGCCAGCAGGAGTTACCCAACTTGGAGCGCCAGCACCGTTTGTCTGTAATACCTGACCGCTTGTACCTACTGCCAGCATTTGAGTTGTTCCTGCGGCTGACTGGTAGGGTATGGTTCCGTTAGAGCCTCCAGCAAGGTTGGTAGATGTACCAGTTGTAATACCGGACAACGAAGTTGCACCCGTACCACCAGAAGCGACAGGCAGTGGGGTAGTCAGCGTTGTCGTGCCTGAAACACTCAAGTTGCCTGTGTCCGTTACGCCGGGGGTTGTTACCCCCGCTGACCCATCAATGATTACCGGCATGATTTTCTCCTGAGCACAAACATTGTGTTTATGCCAAAACTTTGTTCATTGTTTCTTGCGTGATATCGCCCGAGTCAACAAGCATCTGTAAAACAGGGGCGATCATCTCTGCCGTCTGCGCGCTTGCAAACTCTAGTTTTGCAGTCACGATTGAGTTAGATCCATCGTTATCCCATTTCACACGCTCAAGCAAACTCATAGCAGAACGAATGTCAGATGCCGTCCATAGTTTTGGAAGTACTGGCATTTCAATTGGTTCTAATATTACTGGTGCAGGGTTCGTCCATTGATCGCCAACAAAAGTTGCGCCATTTTCAATATGGTCTTCAACTTGCGTGTTGTAGAAAGCCGCAATTTGCGGTGTGTAATGTTCTGCGGGGTTGCCGGGGCAAACATCACGAACTTGTCCGTCCTCAATCCATGCGTATTTCATTTTTAGCCTTTCCAGAAAACCATTACAACGCCGTTGCCGCCGTTACCGCCTAAACAGATAGCAGTTCCGCTAGTTGTGTGAGAAGCTCCGCCACCGCCGCCGCCGCCAACGCCCCCTTTGCCGCCTAAAGACATGCCAGCAGCTCCGCCATTCTCATAAGCGCCACCGCCACCGCCGCCAAAACCACCAGCGCCAGCAAACAGATACGCTCCCCCAGCTTCACCAGATGCACCACCACCACCACCCCCAGTTCCCCCAGTTCCGCCTAAAAGCCTAGTAGAAGCTGTTCCACTATTAACGCCGCCACCACCGCCACCGGGGCCGCCGTTACCAGCCGATATCCAACCAGTATTAACATAACCGTATGCACCGTATCCACCTGCACCTTTTAAAGAACAGTTAACAATATCAAAATATGATTCGGGCTCGTATGACTTGCTTTGTACTGCAATCTGCGGGTTTTGTGGGGTTCCGGTATTACTAACACCAACAATTCCAAAGTAGTCTCCGCCGCCGCCTTTATATCCCATGCTTGCGCCAACACCGTTAACTTGACCCACATAAAAGTTTTGGTTTCCCCCTTGCCAGCTATATTGGGGGTATCCGTGCGAGCCGCCACCTCCGCCAGCAGTTCCATCAAAAGCATCAAACAAACCGCCGCCACCAGTTCCTATTGGATTTGAGTTAAATGGGGTGGCAACAGCCCCAGACATATTGTTGCCGCCGCCATTGCCAACCCAACCGCCCCCACCAGTGGCTGTAACAGAAGTTCGATTGTTAACGGCAGAGAATCCACCTCGCCCACCTTGCCCGTAAGGCGAGCCAGAACCACCACCACCACCACCATAACAATTAGAACCGCCTGCCGTAGCGTAATCACCGCCGCGACCACCATCGTATGTAACAGCCCATTGTGCTCCAGATGAACTTCCACTACCGCCAGCGCCACCTGTAGTGCTTCCATTGCTAGATGAGCCGCCGCCTGTGGCGGTTAAAAAAGTGCTAAACGATGAAGTGCCACCAGATGTTGCGCTTCTGGAGGTATTGGCGTAAGCACCAACTCCACCAGCACCGATGGTTACGGTGTAGCCTGTGCCGGGGGTGACCGCAATAAGACCCATTGCAAAGCCCGCGCCACCAGCGCCCGCACAATCTCGCCCAACCGAACTGTTACCAACACCGCCACCGCCGCCACCGCCCCACACAAGCACCATAACCTGAGTGATGCCGGGTGGCGCTGTAAAAGTACCGCTTGAAAAGAACGGCTGAACAGCGTTGAACCGTTGAGCCAGAGGTTGGAAATTGCTTAAATTACTCATTAGATTACTCTCCAAGTAGAACCGTTGTAAACGAAAGTTGTTGCCGCACCATTGACATCCATCGTCATGTTTTCTGCTGCGCTCATAATAGTTGACCCATTGCGACCAACTGTCAAAGGGTACACACCAAAAGTACCGATGCTATCCATTACTTGAACCACGCTACCTGTTGCTGGCGTTGCGGGAAGCGTCAATGTCCAAGACCCTGCGCTTGTATTAGCCAAAATGTTGTCACCTGATACGGCTGTGTAGTTTGCAGTTTTTGCGGTAAAACTTCCGCTTGAAGGAGTTGCCCAAGTTGGAGCGCCTGCACCATTACTTTGTAAAAATTGACCAGACGTCCCCGCCGAAGTAACCGCCTGCACAGTGCCTGTACCATAAACAACGCCACCGGCAGTTGGTGTTACAGAACCCCCCGTGCCGCCAGAAGCAACGGGCAAGGGCTGGGCTAAAGTTACTACTTGGTCGGCACCAATGGTGACAGCGGTTGTAGTTCCATTGGTCTTAAAAATTAATGTTCCTGTGGTGTCTCCGCTAGAAACTAGGGCCGTGCCGCTTGTGGTTCCTGCTGATATTGAACTCATGTTTTACCCCAGTGCGTTAATTTTTGCTGTCAATGCCTGCAACTCTGCAAGCAGTTGTTCTTTGGTTGGCGCTGTAGGCTCAACAGACGGCACATATGCCGCTTCTTTTGCATCCCATTCCGCCTCTTCTTCTGGCGTAAATGGTACTGGGCCGCTTGAAGTCATGTGGTGTCGTGCCATTTTCAATCCTTAGGTTTTGGCGTACCCGTATAAACGAGCAACCCCGGTTACTGTTCCACTGGCAGGGTAAATTTGAATACCCGTGAGGGCGGTAAGTGCTGTATTTGCAGCCCGCCCCTCGTTAAAAGTTCCCACAGCTCTAATGCTAGAGCCTTGCCAAGTTACAAGTTTAGTTATTGATGTTGAGGATGGGTTGGTAATTCGGAATGTTACAGTAAAGTTGTTACCTACAGCTTGATCGCTATTACCTACGTTAAGAACGTTTACCTCACTACCGCTATTACTAGCGTTACCAACCAAGCAATCATAAAATTGGGCGAATTGGTAGGTTCCCGATGTAATAATTGACCCGCCCAACTCATAACGCAAGTTTATAGACACATTATTAACGGTGGCAGTTCCATAAACGACAAGATCGTAAGTATCGTAAGTGGAGGTAAAACCAGAATTAACCAAAATCGTAGATGCGGCAGTTGCAGTTACAGTACCTAGTAAAGTTACAGCGCCCGCACTTGGTGTCACCCAGCTTGGAGCCGCCACGCCATTGCTTCTTAAAACCTGACCACTCGTACCTACTGCCAGCATTTGAGTTGTTCCTGCGGCTGACTGGTAGGGTATGGTTCCGTTAGAGCCTCCAGCAAGATTGGTTGAGGAAGTCGCTAATGCGGGAGTCCCCCACGTAGGCGCTCCGACACCGCCCGATAATAAAGACTGACCAGAAGACCCAACAGCCAGCATTTGTGTTGTACCATCCGCAGACTGATAAGGGATTGTGCCGTTAGAACCCCCTGCAAGGTTTGTGGCGGTTGCCGCAGTTCCGCTGGCTGTAGTCAAAACCGTACCACTTGTAGCAGGCAAAGTCAGTACGGTAGTACCAGACACCGCTGGTGCTTGTAGGGTTACCGAGCCCGATGTGTCGCCTGAAATTACAACTGAACTCATGTTTTTTCCTTAAAGAACGACCCAGCGCTGACCGCTACCAACCGTAAACGATGATCCGGAACCAATGGTTACTGGGCCCACCGACATACCGTTTTTACCTGTTGTCATAGTGTACGTGCCTGTTAAATCAGTGTAGTTCTCCACCACTACGCCATTACCGTTAGCAAACGCCGCAAGTTCTGCGGGATAGGTAATAAAAACATCTTTGACGCCAGCAGAAAAACTTAACGCTGAAGGCTGTGTTCCTGAACTATTGGACAGGACAGTTGTACGCGCCAGCGTCGTACCTGAAGAGGTGTATGTGCCAATGCCTACCTCCCACTCGTTACCTATTTGGGCTGCGATGGTGTAGTAGGTTGTGTTGGCATTACCAACAACAGCAAAAGACTGAAAGCCGGAGGAAGCGCCGCCGAGCGTAATAGTCCCCGTACCCGCTGTGGTAGTGGTTTCTTTTACACGGTCTGCAATAACTAAAGCCATATGTGTCCTTATTCCGTCTCAACCAAAATCCAGTTGGATGTTTGAGCAGTATTGACCAAAATCCAGTAAACGGGGAAAACAGTTCCGACATTACCCCTCGCCTGAACTCCAGACAAAGGAAACAATTTTAAAAGCCCAATGTTTCCAACATTCCCCGTCGCCGAAACTCCTGTTATCGGGAAAAGCCTTACGTAAGGCGTTGTGTTAACAGCCCCGGATGCAGCCACACCTGTTATGGCAACCGTGGTAGTCGGAACAACTACGCCAACTAAACCTGTTGCTGAATCGGTAGACAGCCCATCACTCTTTACGAAAGCTACCGAACCAACAAAACCTGAAGCTAAAACCCCCGACAACGCAAATGACGTATCCCCACGAGAAACAGTTCCAACTGCTCCATTCGCAGATACCCCCGTCAGCGAATCAACTGTTAGATTCTGATTAAGCGCAGAGAATGGGGCTTCTGCAAATGCGGATATGCCAAACATTACGGCCTATACCGCTCAAGTTGTTGCCAAGCGAATCAGGGCTGCGGATGTTGTGTTTGCAGGCATTGTTAACGAAAACGAACCAGCCGTAACAGTCTGCGTACCAAACGTGTGAACGCTGATAGCCTTGTTACTCTGAGTCGCGTTGTACAACAATACGCAATCAAACGCAGTTGCCAAAGTCACTGTTGTGAAGGTCAAGTTAGCCGAAGGAGTCCAGTACGCCACACCAGCAGTCGTTGAAGTGTTGGTTGAGGCTGGCGCTGTTGCATTTGTTACCGTTATGCCGCCAGCAGTATAGTTAGTGCCGCTCACTTCGCCCGACGTTGTGTAAACGGTGGTTGCTGCATTAATTGTTGCTGTCGTCAAATACAGAGCCGCTTTAAGCGTGTCTGTAGTTGGTGAAGTTAGGCTGGTACGTGAGACAAGCGTTGCAGTGCCAAGTTGGTGTTCGCCAACCATAAGCTCTCTCATAAACGAAGTACACATTGATTGGGTGTTTGCCATGATATTTCCTTAAAAAGATGCTATTGAGCTAGTGAGCGTTGCGGTTTTCTTTAACTGAACATGCGCCGAGCGGTGGACAAGTTCGCCATCTAACCAATACTCAACCCAAGTTGTGTACTCGTTGTCATTATCAACGAAACCCTCTTTTTTCTCAAGTAGAGAGTCGTCCATGTCGCCTTTGGTTGTGGTTACAAGTGCCATGTTTTTTCCTTTAAACAAGTCTAATGAGTGCCGATGTGCTGGTGTTAGCAGGCATTGCCACGGTGAAAGTTGAAGTGGATGTTTTGTCGTTACCAAAGTCCAAAACACAAACAGCACCATCGTCACCGGGCGTATAGATCAAAGCCCCACGAGCAGTGATTGTTCCAGTCCATGCTGGGGCTGTGAATGTTACGTATGACACGCTACCGGATGCTGTAGTTTGTGAAGAAACTGTAGCCGTCACAACCTGACCCCCAGCAACGTAATTTCCACCAGATGCTTCGCCAGTTGTTGTGTATGCCGAAGTGGTCTGATCTAGTGTGGCGTTATTGGTGTACAAAGCAAGATAGAACGTATCGGACGTAAAGTTAATCGTGCCGTTCATCAAGCCAGCACGTAACGTATTGCAGGAGAAGTTACCGGTGAACGCCATTACGTAACCGCCTGTCTATACTGACCAGAGCGATAAGCGTCTTGACGCTCCATGCCGTCGCCCAGACGTTTAGCCATAGCAAGTGCTTCTTTGTACTTGCCGTCGTATAAGCCAATAATGTCCGGCTCACCCTTCATAAAGGTATACGCCTCAACCAGTGAGCCATACAACAATACAGAGTCAAAGTTGTCACCCAGCCAAGTTGTAGTTGCCGTAGTGATTGACTCGGGGTAATAGTAGTAATGCAGTTCTACGTAATACGTGGAATCAGGTGTTGGCCCAAGAATAAGAGACAACTCGGTTGTAATGGATAAATTGATAAGTGTTGGGCCAAACAAAGCGTAATATTTTGGCACACCTATATCATTTGGCTTTGGGTACGCCTGACGGATGAAGTTCACATCCTTGTTGAGTAGGTACTCAAACGTGCCTGTATCCAAGTCTCCGCCAACTACACCCGTTACCAGTGCCAAAGAATAAACAGACAAGAAGTCATTTGGTAAAGATACGTACTTGTTGTTTGCTGTAATTGCGGTGTACTGGTTCTTGCGCAATGACGGGAATTGCACCGTGTTGTATATACGTTGTTCAGCCTGCGTAATGAAAGTATTGATCTGCGTGGTTGCAGATACAGTACTCCCGTTCGCAAGATATACATCGGGGAACTGATTCTCCGTGTATGTCTGAATCGTGTTATACAACTGGGTGTAATTCATGCCATCGGGCCTCTACACATTAAGCCTTTGGTAGCCGCGCCAGTACCACGCATTTTGATACCAGTTGTTTTGACTTGTTCTTCGCCAGCGGATTTGCTGATGTTGCCAATACTCATATCAACTGTGTCGGCTTTGCTGACATTTGGCATTTTGCCGGGGTTGGGTTCAATACCCACAGCCTTACCAGACATAGTGTGTGGTTGTGCATACACAGCGGCGTTGCCAACCTCTTTACCCATTCGTTTGTCGCTGAATTTAGCCATTATCTGCCTCGCTGATTTGCAACTTTAGCCATACCACGGCCCATACTCAACATCATCTCGTTGGTCTTGCCGCCTTTGGCTAGTTTAGTCATAGGCTTGCCGGGATGAAGCTTTTTCTCATGCTTGTGCACTGCGCCAGCAATCATCTTTTTGTCCTGCTTTAAATCTTTCTTGTCCATGATTAACTCCTAAGTTACGCTTACCGTTACTGTACCAAGTTCTACAGCTAAAACCAAGTTATTTGGCGTTAGCCCAGCATCATTTGCCTGAGACCCACCAACAGGATTCCAACCCCACTGAAAGATCCGACTACCACCTTCGTTCGTTCCTGCCCCATCTATTCCAGTGCCAGTTGGGTCAAGTTGCAATCCATTCGTTCCTGACAGCACATAACTGCGATCAGGGCGGGGGTTTCTCAAAGCCTGCGGATCATCGACAGGGTACATCCCCAACTGCAACTGAGGGTGATCTGGATCCCAACACTCAGGGCAAACCAACAAGTTATATTGCTTTGTCTTGATAATCTCGGTCTTCAGAATCTTCAGTTTAAACCGCTGACCACACCGATCACACTCCGAAATCGCATTCTTGCCAGAAGCAAAACGATTACCCACGACTACCTCCCAATGTAGGTTTGACGGGGTACAAGTCTCAAAGCTGCTTTCTCATGATCTTCATACGCAGCGAGTTCCCACGCTTCGTCGTACTGCGCCTTTAGCATGGGGATGCGTTCCATTCCTGTAGGGATCTTCCCAGCAATGTAGTACGACAGACCAGCCGCCATACAGGGGATAAATCTGAAAGGCACATCCATGATGTTGACACCGCCGCCTGCGTCTTGGGTGCGTCGCAAGCGCCAATACACAAATTGGTATTGTTGTGCATTGTCTGGGGTAGGCCAAACGGTGATCGCAGGAACTTGCTGCCAGTAGACGGTAGCCGCAGCAGTGTGTGCCGCTGCAATTGTGTTTTGTTGCCCACGGAAGCAGTTATTTAAAGTCCCAGATACAGCGTTTGTGTTTTGAGTGATATACCCGTAATTGATAATCTCGTTATCAATTTTTATAAACCCGGCTGCGGGTAAACCTGTAACATCACTCAACACAATTGTGTTTGACGTACTTGTGATTGTTGTGGTCAATGTAGAAGAAATAGGGCTAGTCTGCCCGTTATATCGTTGAATCCAAACCTGAATAGGTCTGGCTTGGGTAATCTTGTTGGGGATCGTAGCGTAGGTAGAAACGCTAATCCTAGTGATACTCAAATCAGCCTGAGTTGCGGCAACATTTGCCTGCGTCCTGATGACATGCTCAAGCAAATCAATGGTGTCATCGGGCAGTGGATAGGTGTTTTGTCCTTGAACCAGATTAATCGTGCCGGTCTCAATTGTCCATAAGTTGATGCCACGGTTTGCCCAGTCAGCAAACATGATGTTTAAACTGCGTCTGGCTGTACGCAGGTCATATCCGGTGCGAAGCTCACCACCAGCGCGTTCAAACGCCTCCTCAACCAACTCGGTGAGGTCTAGGTTAAAACTTACTGCGCCGGATGTTTGTGCCATTATCTAAATCCTGCCGTTTTCTTTGCGATTGTTTTGGGTTGAGCTACGAACTGCTTCCCTTTAGCTTTGCCAGCACGTTTTGCACGTGTTGTCGCAGCGTACTCAGAAGGGCTGAGGCTTTTGATTGCAGCTTCAGGAAGATATCTTTCACCTGTGTCAGAAGATTTTTTACCACTTTTGGTTCTCCATTTTTGGTCACCCCAATTTTTGAGGGAAGTCTGCGGCGCTTTCAATCTCTGTATCCCCCGCCAGCAGCCTTGTACTTCTTGGCTACCAACTGCGCTTTTCTTGCCGACCACTGACCTGCGCCAGTGCCGTGTGTTGCCGCTGCCTTAACCTGAGACACAATCCGCTTACGCAGGCTTGGTTTCGTGTAATTTCCCGCAGCATTGACCTTGCCCCCCTCCGCATACATATCCACATCTTGTGGTTTGTCCTTGCGGTGGATGACTTTCTTCCCCGGCATCTTCTTGGGGTTGATTGCGCCCATGCCACGAGAGGCCATCATCAGATCACCGTCCCACGGGTTTTACCCCGTTGAGCACAACCATCAGCACGTGAGG